TGGATCTATGTCAAATCTTATAACGTATCCCTTTTCTCTCATATAGTCACGAAGAAGTCTTACATATTCATGCTTCATTCTTGGAAGAAAAGAGTCGTCAAGAATTTGTCCAGACAACTGAAATCTCTTTATTCTTTTGTGCATTACGTTCATGTGTAAAATTATACCTTAGTTTATTCAAAGTCTTTGTAAATAAACCTTCCACTATCAAAATCTACCTGAACAACAAACTCTCCTAGAAATCCATTGCGGTTCTTTCTGAAGACTGCCTCAAGAACATCGCTATTGGCAGCACGACCTAAAGCAAGCAGCCAATCTGCATCATAGGCAATCTGTCGTGACCAAGAAGTTTGACCAAGTGTTGGAACGCTGTTCATGTCAGTAACATCATCTGGAGTTGCAGAAGAAATAGCAACAATGGGAATCTCTTCTGAGATAGCAAGCAACTTAAGTTCACGACTAAGATTCTTCATCTTGACCACCTCGTTTTCTGTACGCTGATTACTTGTCATAAGATTAAGATAATCCACAAAAACAATGTCTGGTGCATACTGATCAATCTTTCCACGAAGAACGCTTGGAGAAACCTCGCCAACACCCTCGTTAGAGATAATGTGAATGCTAGGCTTATTGTCAAACTCCTTATGCATCCACTTCTCCATCATGTCAAGTTCTACATCGCCAGAAGAAAGTTTTCTGTGACTCCAGATGCCCTGACCAATAATTGTGAATACACGATTCCTTACTTCTGCCTCTGTCATTTCTAGGCTTACGATTAGAGGAGTCTTGCCATTCTTCCAGGCTTGTACCGCCAAATACAGTGCCATCCAAGACTTACCAATTGCAGGATATGCAAGAAGAACGCCCAACTGACCAGGCGTAATACCTGCTGGCATGTAGTTGTCAAAACCAGCAAGACCAGTGTAAATGCCATGAACTCCAGCATCCTTCTGTTCCTTTAGATTTTGGAAATATGCAAGAGCGTCGTCAACATCAGAAACATCTACATCACGAACAGTTGAAGTAATCTTTTTAAGGTTTGCCGTTTCTGAGATAAGAACATCAAGTGCTTCTGATGCCTTTCCTTCTTGAAGATCTGAGGCAGCGGAACGCAACAAAACCTTGACCTCTTCATTAAGAAAAGAAGATCTAAGTTCGTCAAGGTGATGCTTTGTGGCTCCAGTATCTGGGGAGTAATCAAAGTCATTGAACTTCTTCTTAACAATATCTACAGGAGGAACTGACTGATTCTGCTCATAATAGTTACGAATAAACTGCCAGATATCGCCGTGCGTTCGCAATACAGAATCTACGCCACCCTGCAACAAAATATGTATTTGCTTATCGTTTAGTGCTGCCGATAAAGTCTTAGCCTCTAGATTCACTTAACCACTCCTTTGCTTGCTTGCGTCGCTCTGCACGCAACCTCTCGTCTTCTTCCTTATCCGCCTTGGATTGTAGCAGACGGTCTACATTGTTGGCAAATCCCTTCCACGTTGGTCGTGAATTAATCATAAAATAATATTCCATTGCATCATAGATATCATTCATTGGAAATGATTCTAGCAATGCATCTGCTGCCCACTGCTCGTTGTACTTATTCATATTGGGAGCAGGTAGTCCATTCGTCTTACAATGCTTTTCGTATCTGCTTAAAACTGCAAACCTATTCTTACGATCAGCCAACTCAATCTCCCTTGTAGCCAGAAAGGACTATCGTCATATGGTATACGTCGTCTTCAAAATATACTGAGGACGCAATGGGAAGTGGCTCATCAATGTTATCTATAAGATTTCCCATTGCCACAAGGCAGTCTCTTGCTGTGGGGCCAGACGAGCACAGGACTATGGCATTTTCTTTACCTGCCACATAAGCAGAAACCTTTCTTGATCTCTCAAAGGACTTCCATACTTCATCCATCACTCTATCTCCTCTTGTACCTCTTTCAGTTTGCCCATAAGTTCTTGCTCAACAAACTGATAAACGCGAGAAGATGCTTCCTTTGCTGTCTCGCCTTCATGAACATAATCTGTAATTTGGCAGTCAAGTCTCAAGGATTCAAAGTTTCCAAGATTCTTTGTGTACCCAAGGGACCACTGCACCTTTGTTGGCTCCATGCCAACTCCTTTCTCTAGACGGCACAATCGTACCGCTTTAATGGACTTTTGTCAACACCCTATAAAGTTTCAGAGAAAATCGGAATAAACTTACCGTTTTCATCTTTAACATAGTAGATCATGCCGTCACCCATGGCATACCTCAACTCTTGCTCAGTCGGAGTTTTGTTGTTTGTAATTCTTCCGTCTTTTCTTTCTCTTCCCATATGTGTCTGAGCCATAAGATTTCTGGCTTCCCAAATATGATCCTCGCTGTAATAACTTAGGTGATGAAAGGCGGTTTCTCCACCAGGGAGTTCGCCTACGGGTTGAGGGAGAAAACCACGTTTTACTAATCTCGGTATACTCTTCCTATGGTAATTTAGAAGTTTGGCTGCTTCTGCTACCGTAAAAGCACGCTTGCGCTTCTTTTTAAATTCTACCATAGTTGTGGTTATTTGTATAGCCTTTGTACAATTCCATAGCGTTACCATTCCCTGTGCTCTGCTTACATGTGTAATTCTTACAAGGTCTCCATCTAAGAACCAAGTCTTTCTTCTTGGTCTTTGAATTACTGGCAGATCAAGGCTGCCTTCCTCATTGATTCCATCTTCATTATCCATAGTGCTTCTGCCTCATTAGAGTTATGGTAAAACTTCCTGGCTCCACATTTTATGCAAAACAGTTCTACATGATTGTGTGCCGTAAACACACGATCAACAAACATTCTACCTTTGCATTTTTTACAGTAAATCACAACATCAAAGTATATCAGAAGATTCTGGTATGCCCACAGCAATAGCATTTACTGTAATACTCACATTGTCTCCACTTGTACCAAATCGAATTACGCCATCTACTCTTGACTCTGTAATTGATCTTAAAACAACTTGTGCATTATAAGCAACGTCGCTTGTCCCAGTATTTACAATTGTTGCAGTAACAACTGGGGGGTACTTAAAATTTGAATAAGTAAAGTTAAAAGGAACTGTTTGGCCTGACTCTACGCTTACATTTTGAACAACATCAAAGTATCCAGCGATAACCTTTGCTGAGTTTGTCTTTATTTGCTGCTGCCCTGCTTCTCTCGTATATACAGTAGTATAGTTATCGCTTGCAGTAGAAATCTGACTAGCGACTGAATTGATAGCGTTAGCCAGTTGGTAGATGTACGTTACATCTAGCGGCTGACCACGATCTGGTAAAGGTACTCCTGTTGCCATTTTTTCTCCTAGTAAATTATAGCATTAGACATTTTGATATGCCTGAGCAATTAAAAGTTTTTCGTTGTATCTTGGTGGATCTGCTGCAACCTGAATGTGAACATCAACTCTGTTAATTTTTGGAGTTTGCTCTGGCTTGTACCCTTCCAAAAAATCTTGTGTGGTTCTAGCCCTGTAATACCAAGGATATATGTGTGCAGTCGTATCTGGGCCTTCCGCTGCTTGAACTGGGTCTGAAATGCTATTGACAGTATCCCTAATAATAAAAGTAGTATCGTTAACTACCGTAACAACCTCAACATTTGTAACATTGTAAAAAGCAGGAAGATTTTCTATTTCATATATGATCTGACCCTCTGAAAGATTGTGCGCCACGGACATTGTGTATTGAATATATCCCAGTCTTGTTCCAGGATTGTCTACATCTTCAATATCCCTGGCTTCAACAACATATAGGTCTCCTTGTGCTGGAGTTGCCCTAAAAAATAAGTCGTATGCGCCTACTCCTGGAATACCGTCCCAAGTTGCAAAGAGCCTGTCGTTAGTATCTTTGTCAACATTACATCTAATTGATCCGTAGTATTTTGAGTAGTAGTCAATATCTTGATCTAGTTTAAAAACTGGAGACCAATATGAAAATCTATTTCTATCTTCAGAAACAATACGAAACTTAACTAAATATGCCTCTGCATCTGATCTTACAGGTGGCAGTTGATCCTTTGGAATAATTATCTTTTTAGGCATTAGGAAACACCCAAATCAAATCTAAACTCAACATATCCATTGTTATTAGAAGACTTTACAATTGGAAATCCATTTTCATTATTTACAACAGAATATCCAGTCATTTTGTACAAAGGATTTTCAGTAGAAACATTTTCTAACCTTAATCCATCAAAACAAATGTAATGATCTAAACTGGGTTCTCCCAAGTTATTTTCTACAGAAACGAAGACTCTGCACACTCTAATGTCTGGAGAACTAAACTGACCATCCGTTAAAAATCTAAAGTTTGGATAAGAGAATGAATTTCCACCCTGCGTTACAGAAGTAGTTGTATCCCTGGCAATTGAAAATGTGCTTACTCCAACAGAGGTAATTTCTGCATTGGTTACGTTGTACTCTGTTGGAATCATGTTCTCTACTGTAACACTTTGACCCTCCTCAAAATTATGTGCCCCATCTGTTGTATATGTCACAGTCGTTCCATCTCCTGATGCAGTAAGAACGTCTGCCGTTATCTTGCTAACTTCATTTATTCCTTGAGAAATAGGAATATTGATATTCTGATGCCTATTATTTACAAATTTTTGACCGTCTATATATGCTTCTATTTTTGCAAAGTTAGATCCTGTATTTGTTTCATTTGTAAAGAATTCAAAAAGAATCTTAACATTATTTGGTAGATCATTGCCTGTTGAGTTTTTATCAACTAGGCTAAATCCAAGATTTAATCTATCTGATGGACTATTTCTACTAATATCAAAGTTAATGTTATCTAGATGAATGTGAGTTGGCACCTCGTTGTTTTGTATTCCAGAGGCAATCCAACTTCCTGCTGGGCCAGTAATAACAGAGGTATCTCCTCTAATTAGAAGACCTCTGTTTAAAAATCTTGGTCCTTCCTTTCTTTGCTTTCTCAAAACATTGGCAAAAACAGTATTGCTAGAATTCATATAAAAAATCTTTTGTGTAACGATTGTTTGATCAAAGTCAGCACCACTACCAAAATTCTCTAAAACTGGTGGCTGAGTAATTGAAGATGAGTGCTCAACCCAGTTTCCAGCAAAATTAAAAATGAATCTGCTATCTGATAGCCCTGCCAGGGAATTGTTCGGCCCAGACCAGATTCCAACCTCAGTAATTTCATACCTATTGTCTGTTGGAATTTCTGCTGTTAATGACAAACTTGTTCTGCCAACAAGAAGGTTGCCTCCTGTGCCAGATGTATCTGCCCCAAGAACATCAAGAACTATTGAATTTGATGCTGGAATAACATCAATAACCATGTGAGATCCATTTAATGATGCTGTCGCTCCGCTGATCGTAACAACTTCCCCTATGCGAATATCATTTACTATCGTAGTTGAAACCGTTGCAACATTACTAGAAATAGCAAATGTATTTATGGCATAGTTTCTTGAATTATCAACAAAGCCTTTTGAAGAGATTGGAACGCGAATCATCTCAAAGTCCATATATTCTTTTTCAAGCAACTCAGATAGTGTTGGCCCACCCTCTGAAAAAGAATATGGCCTTGCTCCGCAACCGATTGACAAGTGTGTGGCATAGGCGTTGGTTTGACCCAACATATATTTTGAAATTACTTCTTTTCCGCCATTAGTAATCATTTTAAGCCTCTACCTCATTAATTGTACCATCGGAGACAACATAAACTTCAATTTCCTCATCTTCTGATGATTCATCAATTTCTATAACTAAATTTCCATCTTCATCAAAGTAAGGATAATACACGCCTCTCTTCAGCAAGTCAATACTAAATCTTGAAAAATATGTGTTGATTGATGTTATGTTAGAGATAATGTTGTTTGGATTAAACTTTCTTCTAATTGATGAAAGATTCTTAACTATTCCGTAAGATACTTCTTGACCATCAACAGAATCAGATCTGCTAACAGTAGCCAGTTCAAGTCCAGCAATGTCCTCAAACAAAAATTCTTTTAAGGGTTCTGCGCTAACATTTTGCTCATCAAAAACAATGGTGGCAATTGGTGCTTGCTTTACATATGTTGTATCTCCTGATGCTGTTCTGGGTACAGGCATCATTGGCAAAGCATTAACATCTCTTTCAGGCCATTCTGCCATACTATACCTCCACCAAATAGACAGTT